CCGGTGATACCAGCCAGTTAACAACTGGTACCGGCCTGCTTTTTCCCCACAACATGAATGACCGTTGTTGTACCGCTTTAACTGAACCGCGTGCGCATAGCCGCATTCACCGCATTGCAAAGCCTGTTGGTTCTTAGCCTTATGGCGGCCAACCGAACGTTTAACCTATCGCACCGTTGTGTCGATGTACTTATTGTGAGCTGCAGGCTAAATATAATCAACCAAAAGATAAGTCAAAGGCTAAAAAAATACCGCCAATCGGCGGCATTCTTTTGAAATTGAAGTGAATTTATTTTTCTCTGGTAGTCGGATCTACGTTGTCAGAGTAAAACTCTTTTAGTTTTTGTAGACGCATCTGGAATGCAGCTAGCATGTTGCGCCTTTCGATAGGCGGCAATTCGCGGAAAACTTCAATAAGTGCAATTTCATCTTCGGTGTATGTCCCACCGAGTTCTTCTGCTCCTGTAAGTATCCATGATAACGAGGTTTTAGCGGCCTTGGCTAGCTTGGCTGCTGACTCCTTGCTTATGGTTTCCCTCTTAAACCAGTTGGTTACAGAGGTAGGACTAACTCCCGCAATCCTTGCCATTTCTGTGCGAGACCAATGATTCAGTTTCATCAACTCATCAAGTCTTGCGGCAAGCGTGCTTTGTGGCTTTGAGCCTGATTCATGTTGGGTTTCTGTCTTCATAGCAACAATTGTAAGCCACTGGCTAACACATTAATAATTTCTTGTTGTTGATTTTTTTTAGCCATTAGCTCAATATAATTGCACAATGGCTAAAACGAGAGGTTCACATGTCAGGTCTTGATAAGGCAATTTCAGCTGCAGGTGGAAAACGTCGGCTTGCACTTGCCTTGAACATTAAACCGTCGTCGCTGAGTCGATGGATTCACAAGTACCAGGGTCAGGTTCCACCAAAGCGCGTAATCCAGGTTTACGAGGCAACTGGAATTACCCCGCATGAGTTGCGGCCTGATCTTCACCCAAACCCAACCAGTGGCCTTCCTGAGAATGATACGGCTACAGCAATGAAGGAGTCTGATTGATGGAAATCAAACACGAGCACGTTGAAATGGTCCTGCTGGCATGGGCTGCGGAAGTTGGTCAGGCGTTCGCGGCAAATGCTATCGCTGAAGAATATGCACGTATTGGTGGCGATCAGCTGCGCCTGGTGCCGGGGAAAACCTGGAGTAACCAGCAGAACATTTTCCACCGCTGGCTGAAAGGTGAGACCGAACTACAGCGCGAAAAAATCCGTTTGCTGCTCCCGGCAATCCTGCGTGTTCTGCCGCGTGAAATCCGTCATCGCTTGAGCATCTACGACACCATTGAGCGCCGGGCGCTGCTTGCGGCTCAGCACGCTATTGGAACGGCTATTGACGCACATGACGATGCTATCGAAGCCGTATACAGCAAAGCGTATCAACCCGGTGCTGTTGAAGTAACGAAATACCACTGATTCCGGAGGTGACTATGTGTAACCAGTCTGCTGCTGAATTGATTGCTCGTCTGAAAAGGGCTTACCCAGCCTATACGCCGTCCGAAGGTGACAGTGCATCGAATGGTATCCCTAAAGCGGGAGCGCGGTTTAAGCACAGACGCAGGGGCCACATGGTGACGGTAATCACGGCAACCGAGAAAGATGTTTCCTACCGCAAAGCCTGCGGGAAAGTTGGCTGGGTGGGATTGAGAGAGTTTTTACGGAAATACAATGAGGTTTCGGTATGAGCAATCAGGTGTTTGACATTGTTCAGGCCATGTCAGGACAGGGGAATTGCATCACGATCCCCGGACCGTATCTGGATTTATTTGCAGGAGACAGGCAGCAGCATTTGCTGGCCGCCATCCTGAACCAGCTGGTGTTCTGGTCTGGTAAGTCAAGCCTGGACGATGGCTGGTTTTACAAAGAGCATGCGGCGCTTGCAAAGGAGGTGCGTGCTAAAGACGGCGATGTGGTCCGAAAGGCGATGTTCAAAATCACAGATCAGTACCTGTCAGGAGTTATCGAAGAAGAGCTTCGCCAGGTAGCTGGTACGCCAAAAAAACACTACCGCATCGATCAGGATGCACTCATTTCCCGGATATTCCCGCAAATACTGGATTCGGCTCTTAAGCCGAATGGGAATAAGTCATTGAAAGTAATGGAAACGGCTCAAGAGCCGAATGGAAACGGCTTAAACGCCGAATCGAAGCAAGTAGTTGAAAGTAATGGAAACGGCTCAAGAGCCGAATGCATTCGTCCCAAGAGCCGAATGGAAACGGCTCAAGAGCCGAATCCTGGAAACGGCTCTCAAGCCGAATCCTATCTCTATACAGATCTTAAAAACAGATCACTACATACAGATCATAAAAACCACGCGGGAGAGATTTCTCCTGTGGATAACTTTTCTGAATCGACTCAGAAAACAGTCACCCCGGAAGAAAATCTTCCTGATGCTACCGAAGACGGCATCCTGGCTACCGATGACGATTTCGATCTCGCGATGTGGTTCTGGTCGACCATCATCGAGATGTACGAGCGTGCTGCCGAGTTCGACGGCTCTCTGGCAAAACCGAGAGAACCAAACTTTGTAGCCTGGGCGCAAGAGGTTCGCTTGCTGCGCCAGGAGCACGGCTGCAGTCATGACCAAATGCGCACCATGATTGAGCGTATTCAGCGCGACCAGTTCTGGTGCTCAAAAATTCAATCCATGAAGACACTGCGCAGCAAATGGCCTGAGTTGGCTCTGAAGCTGTGCCCGGTAAACCTCGCTGTCGGCGGCAACATTGGGTTTAGCGGCAAAGTTGATACCAACATCCCGAAAGGCTTTCGGGGTTAAGGACTTCTCATGAAAACGACGAAATCGAAAAAAACACAGTATCGCGGTGAAATCCCAATGCTCGAATTTATCGCGGCCAATCCCGACATGACAGCAGCAGAGATTGCCAGCGCACTGAATCGCGGTATGCCCTCTGTGTCTGGACAGATCTGCCAGCTGCGAGGGATGCACCGCATCATCCCTGGCGGTCTGCGCAATGGAGCGACTGTCTGGCGTGTTAACGACATGCCGTTTGGCTGCAGCAACCGGGAGCGCCTGATGTTTGAGACCCTCCTGAAGCAATGCCGTACAGCAGCCTGACCCCAACTTAAACGCGAGAACAAATCCGATGGAAAAAATCACTGACGTACTGAACGAGCTGGGGAAAGTTACCTGTCGTGACCTGGCTGGGTATTTTGAACTTGACCCACCTGAAATGCTGGCTCGCCTTCTGGTGCTGGAGCGTGAAGGCAAGGCGCAGAACCTGAACGGCTACTGGATGCCTGGCGGAGATAAAACACCGTCCAACGTGTCTCATAACCTCACGGCGATAGATATCAAGCTGCTCCAGTCTGTCCCGGTTGGTGTCTGGTTTGAGTGGCAGTCGCTGGTCGGCACTATCGATCGGCCGCACTACCGCTGCGGACGATTGCAGGAAGCGGGTTTTCTGAGTTCCAAAATCACCAACCCTGACAGTCCGTTTTACAGCATTAAATTTTGCAAACTCCGCGAGGTGGCTCAGTGAAATTACCTGTGTGCCCTGAGTGTGGGCTTTCTCCAGAATTTAGTTGGAAGAATTACACATTCGGTTCCTGTTCAGTTTCCCTGATGTGCCCGTATGAGCATCATCGCGTCGAGCATAGTTACTGGGCTGGTGGAAAAGCAAATGCCCGGAAGGCGATAGAAAAAAAATGGGTATCAGAAGTGACAAACGGCGAGGTTAAAAATGGCTAAAGACTCAAAAGTTGTATATGGCGCCAGTGGCAAAACGAACGTTTTGACGTTCGAACCTGAAAACCTGCACTTGGTTACCGACAAAACGCACCCGCTTTACGATGAGCGTATCCACCTGCCTATCAGCGAGGCAATGGTGCTGAACATCATGGACCAGGGCGTTCTTGAGCCGATTATCGTCTGGAAAGACCCGGAGACAGGGCTGTCCTGCGTGGTTGATGGCCGTCAGCGTGTACGCCATACCCTGGAAGCCAACAAGCGCCTGGTGAAAGAGGGAAAAACTCCGCTGCTGGTTCCAGCAGTCGCTAAGCGCGGATCGGCTGTTCGCATGGCTCAGGCGATGGTTAGCGCAAACGAAATCCGCCAGGCCGATACACCGCTGGGCCGTGCGAAGAAAATGGCCGATGCGCTGGAACGAGGACACGACGAGCAAGACCTGGCGCTGATGTTCGGCTGTAGCGTGCAGACTGTACGCGCAACACTGTCCCTACTTGATGCCACCCAGGCCGTTAAAGATGCCGTTGAGGCCGGTTCCGTCACTGTTACCCAGGCTCGTCAGCTGGCATCACTGAAACCCGAACAACAGCGGGAAAAAGTGGCGGAAATCGAAGCGGTGACCGCTGGCACTACCGGCCACGAAAAAGCACGTCGTCAGCGCGCTGTTCTGGGCGAAACAAAGCCACGCATCAAATCACGCAAAGAAATAACAAAAGCCCTCAAAGGTGCCAGTGGTGAATACGCTGATGCACTGCGCTGGGTACTTGGGGAGGCTGTATGAACATCGAAACAGTAAACGAGCTCATTCAGTCGCTGGAGTCGGCTGGCGAGCTGTCAATCAAAGAGAGTAAGTATCTGGAGCTGGCGAAGGCCTACCAGCAGCTGGCTGCGGAGAATGTGGGGCTGAAGGCAGCATTTAGCCCGGAAGAAATTCCAGCTGAAGCTGTCGACGCGTTCATGGATACCGCCGTCATGGACCACGACTGGAATGATACTTCCGAATGGTCGTGGGTTGAGAACGAAACCGAAGTTATCCGTGCTGTGCTGGATGCACTTAAACCAGAAACCCCCGCCACCGATCGCATCGTAGCCGCTCAGCGCTCAGCATTCGTTGATGAAGCTGTTGCGAAGATTACTGAATCAGGAGCGCTTACTTTCGGTGATTGCATTGTGGCCCTGTGCCAGCTGCGCGAGGGGGCCGACAAATGAGCAACCGTTTTTACATGCTTTGCACGCGAGAAACTGTGGGGAGCAACGCCTCGTTTCATTGCCATAACGGAAACGGATACAGCTCCAATATCGACCGCGCGCACGTTTATACGCAGGAAGAGGCGCAGAGATGCTGGGACTACGGGAGAGAGATTGACCAGCCGATTTGCGCTGATGCTGTTGATGCCCTGGCTGTATGGCATGTGGATTGCCAGTACATCCCATGCGATAGCGTGGTTGAGCAAGGTTGCAGCGCATACGTTGCGTATAAAAAAGGTGACTGGAACGGGAACGATGTTTACTGGTTACAAAGCGGAGGGTTGCCAACCGATGATTTCAGCAAGGCATTCGTTTTTGTATCCGCCAACACGGATGAGCCAGGCGTTGTGTGGCTGCCATTCCATTTGGCAGATGCAGTAAAGCGGCGCACGTTCAATATCAATAATTTCAACCGCCGAACTATGGTTCAAGGTGCCGGGCTGGTGATGCCTGAATGGCTAAAAAAATACAATCGCAGACAGAAGGCAAAAAGTGGAAAGGTTCGCTGGAACTGCCCACATTGTGGCCGCATTACCTGGCAATACAACCCATACGACTTTGATGGATGCAGCAATTATAGCTGCGAAGGATGGCGAGCATGACAACTGATATCACCGAACTGGCGCAGAGAGAGAAATTCGAAGCGTGGTTTGTAAATGATGTTGTAGGGGCCGATGTAACCTTCCCAACATTTGAAGATGGCGAATACTCCGAAGGAGAAATTTACGACGAGCAATTGTACTTCACGCTTCAAGCTATGTGGATGGCATGGAAGGCGGCTGGCGCTGAGCTGGTAGAGGCGCTGGCCGCAATGGACAGCGAGCCGGTGATTCTCTACCGTCAGGTTAACCCGACGAACGGAATGAAGACGTATTGGGCCGAGTTACATCCTGAAGAATTTAGGCACTTAAAACAATACGCCGATGAAAATGCTGAATTTATGACGCTCTATCGCCACGCGCAGCCAGCGCCGAAACGTGACCAGGTGCGAAACGAGCATGCCGAGTGGTCACAGGCTACATTCGGCAATGTTGGCCCGGTTGGCCCACTGAAACACCTGAGCAAAGAAGCTCTGGAAGCCGCTGCCGAGCCTGGCGACCTGTCGGAGTGGGCTGATATGCAATTCTTGCTGTGGGATGCACAGCGCCGTGCCGGTATCACTGACGAACAAATTACCCAGGCGATGATCGAAAAGCTGGCGGTGAACAAACAGCGTGAGTGGCCGGAGCCGAAAGACGGTGAGCCGCGGTTGCATATCAAAGAGCAGATGGCGCCGGTAACTCAGCAGGAGCCGATAGCCTGGCTCAATGATGCTTACCTGGCGCGCGGGGTAGTCGATGGCGAGGCTGGTAGCGAGGATGCAGGTCCTGGGTACATTCCTGTCTATCGCGAGCCAGCAACGCAGCCAGCGCCGGTAGTGCCAGAGGCGCTTCAGAGTCTACGCACCATTGTCGCTGACCCCCGCAGGCTACCTCGCCGCAAAGAGTGGATTGGCGGCCAGCAATACAGCTTTGTGCTACTGGAAGAAGTCGAGGCCATCGTAGAAGACACCTGCCGCGCCGCTATGCCCCAGTCTGGCAACTCTCCGGTAATTACGGATAGATGGATTCCGGTAAGCGAGCGGATGCCTGATTGTTGGTGCCGCACATGCCGGTCTGTGGTCTTGAACGATATGCGCTTTGTGGTGTGTCCAGACTGCGGGAACAAACGATGCCCGCGAGCGAATGACCACAGAAACGCTTGCACGGGCAGCAATGAGCCTGGCCAGGAAGGAAGCGCATATCCAGATACTCCTCAGGAGGTGAAACCATAAAACGCAAACACGCTATTTGTTATCAACAAATCACAGGTTTGTATTTATGCGAATGATAACCAGAAAGAAGCCAGCCTTTACTGAGCTGTATCAGACCGGCGTTCTGACTCGCATAGCTGCCGTAAAAAGTCCTGATGGCGGCGGCTGGCGATTATTTGGCTTGTGGCGGGGCAAGGAGATAGCGGTATTTGTGGAGGCTGCTCGCGGAGGGATTCGTGAGTGGTCCGGTCTGGACTATCTCGCTAACTTCTGCGCAAGTTGTGGCATTAGCCTGTGGGAAGTTCACAACAAGGTCGCTGAAAAAGCTCCTGAATAAGACCCCGCTTCGGCGGGTTTGTTTGGTCAACCAGGTACTGCCAACAGTTTCTATTCCTTCTGCGATCAAATAGGGGGTTGCACACTACACAAAATGTGCATTCTTTGTCGCGGTAGTGTTTTCTGCTACTCAATTTTTCATGTAATTAATTAAATCCTGAAATTGGCTAAATTCTTCTATCTGAGTGAAATAGG